CCCCCGCCACTCGTCCGTGTCCAGATAAAACTCCCAGCTCCCCTCCCGGGCCTTGAACACCGGGTAACCCGTCAGGCTCTTGGAGAGGTAGGTGGTTCCGTCTCGTCCGGGTACGTCCACAGAGAGGATCTTCTCCACCGGGGGAGCCACCACAGGCCGGGAGACCGGGATCATCTTCCAGTCATCCCAGGTGTTCTTGTCACCAATGGTGATGGAATGGTACATGGCTCCTCCTTAACTCAGCATGTCGGCAGGCGGCTGGAAATCATAGGAGATGGTCAGCGTCACCCGTCCGTCGTTGCCGTTCTTGACGTTGCTGATCCAGCAGCGCCCTTTGTAGCTTCTCGTCTGCGCGGTGGAGAGCACGGTTCCGCCCAGCTCCATCCGCACCTCGCATTCTCTTCCCTGAATGATCCGCATCAGCCGGAAATAGGTGCTTGTCCAGTCACCTTCCCGGCTCGACCAGTCAGGGTAAAGCCGAATGCTCTGTTCCGTCTTGTCGGGGATGCCGCATCGCTCCCGCACATCGTCCATGGCGTGCCGTCCGTAGTCATCCCAGCTGGAATGTGGTACGCCGTCCGCCACATAATAAAAGTCCCAGCTTCCGGTCGAGTTCTGGAACACCCTCTTTCCCTGCGGAGCCTTTTCCGGCGTGCCGTGGTAGGAAGGAAAGTCCATCGTCTCGTACTTTTCCTCAAAGGCATTGACATGCAGGGGGTTCAGGGGGACCAGATTGAAGTCTCTCGTGCTGTATTCCAGGGAAGCCCCTGCATTGTCATATACCTTAAAAATAAGCCCCGCAAATGTGGGGATCTTTGAGGAAAGCGCCGGGTCACTTGCGCTCCGTCCAATCATCGGTTGTTCCTCCGGTTGATCTTCCCCAGCCCCTCGTCCACGTCGTTAATGATCTCGCCAACCAGTTTCCGGCCGTTCATCTGGACCTTCATGTTGGCCACGGCCCGGGCAATGCTGTCGATGTGCTCGCCCAGTGCCTCCACGCTCGAAACGATGTCGGCGTTGGGGTTTGCCTTCGGGTCAGCCTTGTTGGCCTCTTCCTGCTGGGCCTTGGTCACCTCGGCTCTGCGCACCACGTTGGCGGCAAGGCCTGCGGTGCGCTCTGCATTCAGGGCCACCGTGCCGTTCTGGAACATGGTGTCATTCAGCCAGTCCACTCCATTTTGAACGTCGCTCATGTCCACTACAGGCTGGATGCTGGGTTCATACTCGAAGTCGTCGCTGGCAATGTCGCCCACCCGCTGGGCCAGATCCATCATGGTGGAAAGGGCCGTGTCGCTCACGTCCTGTACACCCTGCACCACGGAGTCGGTCTCGTTGGTGATGCCCTGCGCCAAACCCAGGCTCAGGTACTCGCCAATGCCCGCCATCACGCGGCTGGGGGAATGGATGCCAAAGAAGTCGCAGAATCCGTTTACGATGCTGCTGCCGAAGTCGCAGATGCCGTTCCATACCGCACCCGCCGCGCCGGTAATGCCCTGCCACAGGCCGGAGATCAGGTTTCCGCCCACGTCCACCAGGCCCTTGAAGCCGTTGCTGATCCAGTCCCACAGGTGCGAGAAGGCATTTCCCAGCCAGTCAAAGAACCCGCTGAAGAAATCACCGATCTTGTCCCAGTTGGCGATCAGCAGTCCGCCGCCCACAACGGCCGCGCCAATGAGCCAGCCTTCGGGGCCAATGGAGCCCAGCACACTCATCAGAGTGCTGCCCAGTTCTCCCAGACCGCCCAGTAAGCCGCCGGAGCCGGTGATCATCTCGCCAATGCTGCCAAGGCCACCCAGTGCTTCTCCCAGAAGTCCCGTTCCGCCCGTGGCAGAGCCCAGCAGACCGCCCATGTTGCCCAGGATGCTGCCAAGGTTCTTGGTCGCGCCGGTCACCTTGACCACCTGTCCCAGCACCTTCACGGTACCGCCGCCCTGGGCCAGCTTGTTGAAGGTCAGCATGGTCTTTCCCAGATTCATCATCGTCTGGCCGAACTCGCTGCCCATAAAGTCCAGCACAGTGGTAATGCCGCCGGTCACTGCCCCGCCCCAGTCACCGCTCACAAGGGCGGTAATGGTGCCCACAAGGTCGGTGATCACGTTGGTCACGCCGTCCTTGGTGGCCACGCCAAAGGCTCTGCTGAGCTTCGAGGCCATTTCCGGAGCGCTCTTCTGCACCTGTGCCCAGACGCTGTTGAAGCCCTCCTGAATGGGCCGCCAGTTCTTCGAGATGGAGTAGCCCAGCTGCATCATCATCCGCTTGCCGGAGTCGTCCAGCTCAAAGGCATCCGCCAGATTCTCCGCAAAGCCCACAAAGCTGTACTGTTCGCTCTGCAAGTCGGCCAGTGCATCCAGCGCGGTCTCGCTGTTTTTGCCGAACTTCTTCACAGCCTCGTCGTACTTCAGCTGCTTGTTCGTCACCTTCTTCAGGCTGTAGCTCATGCTGTCCAGTGCCGTGCCTACGCCGATGATGGCGGTCATGGTGCCCTGGGTGGCGGCTTTCCGTGCCTGGGCGCTGTCGGCTCCGTACTGTTCAACGGCAGCTTTGTAAGCGTCCTCCCGGCCCGCAAGGTCACCGTCGCCGTAGAGCTTCGCCAGCATGTTCTGCCGGTTGGTCACCAGCTTCTCCTGCTTTTCCAGGTAGGAGACCTTGCTGTCGTAGGCATCCAGCTGGGCCTGATTCAGCTCATTGATGAGCTTCTGCTGTTCGGTCTGCGCTTCCAGATACTGCTGGTAGGCCGCCTGGGTCTTCTGGCTTGCTTCGCCGAACTCGTTTTTGATGGCGATGTAGTCCTTCTCGGTGGCCAGCAGGATCTCCGCCTGGTTCTTGATCTTCCGGTTGATGTAGTCGATCTTCTTGTTGGACTTCTCGGTCACCTCGGCGCTGTCCTCGTACAGGGCGCTCCACAGCTCGTATTCGTCCTCAGCGGTCTTGGCATCGGTCTCGTACCGCTCCTGAATGACCTTCAGGATGCTGTCCTGCTTGCTCCTCTGAAGCTCCGCAAGGGTCTTCTGCTCGCTCAGCAGGCTGCCGTATGCATCTTTCGTCTTGCTGTTGTTTGCGCCCACCTTGGCCAGCAGAGTGTCGTACTGCTCTTTGGCAATGGCCACCCGTTCGGTCTGGAGCTCGATCTCCTTCGTCAGGCTCTCGGTCTTTTTGGTGATAAGCTCTTCCACCGTGGCCGTGTCGCCGCCCGTCACTTCCCACAGCGCGTATTCGCCGGTGGCGTTGGACATCTCGGTCTTGTTGGCCTTCAGCCGGTCGGAGAATGCGCTTGCCAGTGTGTCCGCCAGCGTCTTGCCGGTCTTGGAGGCCTTGGATTTGGTGGCATTGGCTCCCGCTCCGTCCAGTGCATCATCCACGGCGTTCTGGTACCAACTGCTCAGGATGCCGTATGGGTTCTTCAGATTCTTCTGCGCATCCGCATTTCCCTGTTTTGCGCCTGCAATCTCGGCCTTCGTTGCGTTCCGGCTGCTGCCTGCTCTCTTCATGCCTGTCTTTCCGGGGATCACAATGGTATCGTCCATGGCATCGCTGAAATCGTTCATCGCGCCGGACAGCCCATTTTGATACAGCAGATTGCCGGGATGCAGACTGCTCTGCTTGAATGCGTCATAAAGTTCCGGCATTTTATTCTGAACGGCAAGGATGGTCTCGTCCATGGCCTGAATGACACCGTCTTTCATTACCAGTGCACCAGAATAACTCGCCTGTCGCAGTTCGTCCTGCTTCGTCTTGTCGCCAATGCCCAGGATCGCGCCCTCAATGATGTTCTCCGCATCGCTGGCCGCAACGTCGCTGGGCGAATGGATGCCCCAGAAGGTGGTGAAGACATTCCGGATGGAGGTCGCCGCGTGCAGCATGTTGGTCTTGGCCTGTGCCAGTGCACTGGGGTCTGCAATGCCCTGTGCCAGTCCCAACGTGACATATTGGCCGATCTGCGCCATGACCTTGGACGGAGAATTGGTGTCGAAGGCCGTTTTGCTGGTATCAATTACGGCGTTTGCAACCTCTTCGGAAGCGTCCGTCGCGTCTTTCTTGCCTTCGAGCTGGCCTTTTGCCACGCCTTCGCTTGCGTTTTTGCCAACGCCTGCGAACGTCTGGTAAATACCGGCTGCAAACGAATCGCCGTTTTTCAGTTCATCCAGAATATCGGCAAAGGGCAGAACAAAAGCCTGGGCCGAAACACCTTTATCCTGTCCGCCCCAGTTTTTCGGATCAAGCGGATTGTGGTTTCCAGCCCATGTTGTGAACTTTGCCCATAGATCATTCAGCGCAGGCTCGATCTTTTCCCAGACATACGCTGTCAGACTGACCACAGTATCAATAACAGTCGTTCCCAACACATACAATGCCTGGCCGATTGCCGGAGCTGCCAGAATGATTGCATCGCAGAGGGCCTTGATGATCTTCGCAATGGAAGTCACCAGACTGCTGGCAACCTCGCCCAATCCCTCAAAAATACCAGCAATGAACTCAACCAGCATCCATGCCACGGCCTTAATGCCGTTCAAAAATACCTGAAAGTTAAGGCTATTCAGCAAACTCAGGCTGGATGCCAGATTACCGATGAACATGGATGCCGAATTCAGTGCCAGCAGTGCACCAAGGCTCAGTGCCAGCGCACTCAGAGAAAGGCTCAGTGCTACGATTACCGGAGTCACAGGAGCCAGGATCACTGCCGCACCGCCCATCACAGCAAACGCACCGATGAGTGTCAACAGCCCTTTGCCGATGGTCTCCCAGCTCAGATTGCCCAGACCCTGCAATGCAGGAACCAGCAGATTCACTGCCGCAGCCATCATGGTCAGGCTGATTGCGCTGCCGATGGTGCCTTTCGACAGATTCAGTGCCATTACAAATGCTGCAAGGCCGCCCGCCACCGCAGTAAGCCCACGGCCAATGGATTCCCAGTCCATTTCACCGAATTTTGCAACGGCATCCTGAAGGATCTCCATGGATGCAGCCATCAGTACAAAGCCGGTGCCCTTCCCAATGCCGAATTTCGTGCCATTCATCAACTTGGCGGCGACCACCAGCTCGGCGCACAGTGCTCCCACTCCGGCAATCCCCTTAGCAAGTGCTGTCACGCTCAGGCCGCCTAAGGCTTTTACACTGGATGCCAGGATACGGATGCCTGCCGCAAAAGCGATCATTCCCGCAGCACCCTTGGTGAACCGCCCTCCATCTCTCGAGAGAATGCCTGCAACTAATGTCAGCTCTGCCATCACGCCGCCAAGTGCCACCACACTGCCGAGCAGCTTGTCGGAATCAATGGACGAAATAACTTTCAGTGCACCCGAGAGCACCAGCACCGCAGCTGAGACAGCCACCATACCACCGGCCAAAACGCTCAGCTTCAGGCTTTGAACGTTCTTCGTCAGGTGGGCCATAACGGCCATCACGCCTAGCAGTTCGCCGAATGTGACCGTCAGTACGCCAATGGCCGCACCAAGTCGATCTGCTTTCACCATGGAGAGCACGGCCAGTGAACCGGCCATCAATGCCACAGCCTTTGCAATCGTCATCAGGGTGTCTGCCTTCTTGGCTGATTTCCACGCATCGATTGCTTCGCCCAGAGATTCGATGCAGTCTTTGATACCGCCGACCACGTCCTTTGCACTGGAGCCGATGGACTTGATGCTTTCAAAGAACCCCTTGATGGAGACCAACATACTGGCTCCCATGCCGCCCAGAATAAACTGATTCAGTTTCTCTGGGTCAAATTCGTTGAATGCTTCTTTCGCACCCTGCGCAAGCTGTGCAAAGATCTTGTCCGCAACGGAGCCAAAAGAATAAAGCACCGGAGCAGCCGCATCCACAAAATTGGCCACCCAAGTACCAATGGTATCCAGCGGGTGAAGCCCTTTCGTGATCTCCGAAGCAAATTCACCGGCAGCCGATGCCACATCCAGCAGAATATCGGCCAAAGGCTTTGCCAGGTTCAGAACCCGTGCCACACCAGAAATGATGCCTTCCAGAATATCTTTCCCGACTCGCAAAACAGAGAATACGCCCTCTGCGGTTGTCTTGATCTTCTTGGCCGTATCATCACTGATGATAAGTTTCTTTGTGATGCTGTCTAGCCATTGTGCAAAGCTCTTGATCTCCTCGCCTGTCTTTGGCGGGAAAATATCTTGAAATGCCTCATGGATGGGCTTCACTATGGCATTCGCTGCATCCATCAGGTTCCACAGGCTCTGCATCAGATGCTCTCGTCCCGAGAGTTCCCTGATCTGTTTCGAGTATCCTTCCAGATCAAGCGTTCCATTTTGAACCTTTTGATTCAGTTCTTCAAATGCGCTCGCCTGTTTCTCAATTTCTTCCCGCTCAAGCCCTCGCGCCTTCAATTCGGCATCGCTCAGGGTCAGCATCTTCTCTGCACTTGCCTGTGCTTCGTCCAGGCTTTTTTTCAAAAGATCTGCACTGATGCCTCCCTGTTTGATGGCTTCGCCAAAACTACCTGCATCGGAGATCTGCTTTTCAGTGATCGCGCCGGAAGCCAGTGCCACCTGCTCCATGGTATACGCGTACACGTCTGCCTGATCGCCCAGCTCATTTTCAAGCAGTTTATTCCATCCGCTGTTCAGTCCGTCCTTCAGCCGTTCGTTCAGCGCTTCGATGGGCGGCACAAAAATGTCGTACAGCCGGTTCGCCAGCTCCGTCCATGTGTCGGTGGCCTCTTCCTTGTTACCAAAGATCGTCTCGAACACGCCCATCCATTTTGAACTGACAGCGTCTTTCGTTGAGTCGATGGCCTGTGCGAAGCTGGTGGCCTGCTGGGCGGCGAGAGCGGCGCGTTCTGCCAGCTCTCCGTACTGTCCTTTCAGCTGTTCCAGCGCCTCCGAGCTGGTCATGCCCGGGTTCTTCTGGGTCAGCTCATAGGCCGCCTCCATCATGGAAGCATACTTTGCGAAGGTCTTTTCCATGACCTCAGTGTTGGCCCACTTCTTCTGCAGGCTCGACTCAAAGCTGGCGATGGTCACTTCGCCTTCTTTGATGACACCCAGCTCCACTGCTGTGTCAATGAGCTCCTGCTTCAGGGCCTTGGTGGCCGTACCCATCAGGTTCAGGCTCTTCCAGTCCTGAAGCTGCAAATGTCCGGCGCTGTAGCTCTGGGTCAGGTTCCGGATGGTGCTCTGGAACGCAAAGCCCGTTTTGCCCGCGTCTGCGGTGGCGTTGGCAATGCCCATGATCATGGGGATCATCTTGTCGATGTTGCCGCCCGCAGCCGTCATCTGGGAAAGGGCGCTGGTCATCTCGCTGAAGCTGTAGCTGGTCTCGTCAGAGTACCACATCAACTTGTTCAGGTAACCGTTCACCTGATCGATGCTCTTGCCCGTGGCGTTCATGATGGTCTGAACGTTGGAGGTCTTTTCGGTGTACTTGTCCCAGCCGCTGGCCACCTGATCGATGGACAGGCTCTTGACCAGCTTCTCGCCCGCGTCCACAAATTTGTTGGTGATGTTCACCAGCGCCGTGGTGGCCACGATGTTCAGGCTCGAGAACTTGGATTCCAGCCGGTCAAGACTCGTCTGCATGGTGGCAAAGTCCACGTCCTTCGCGGCTGCGTCCAGCTTTTCAAAGCCCTTTTCCGCTCCCTTGAACTGGAGCTTCTCCATCAGCCGGTCAATGGTCGAGATGGTCTGTTTGGTTTTTTTCTCAAAATTTGCGTTGTCAAACCGCATTTCAACAACGCGGCTGTCTACTTCCTGGCTCATTCTGTCCTCACCTCGCCCCATGCCCGTGCTGCGATCCGCTCAAAAATGGGCCGCATCGCAGGGTTGATATAATCCACGCCCTCTACGTATCCTCCGTTTCGTGTGCCGTGTCCGTATTGCAGGATCACTGCAATGGGCACACCGTCCACGATGTTGGAGTTTCTCCATGTAATGGCGATGCTCTCTTTTCCCTTTGTCACCGTGTAGCCCCAGCTTGCTGCCGTCTTTCCTGTGTCCTTCGGGGTCGCCTTCGCAAGGGCCTCCACGCCCTCCTGTCCGTATCGGTCAAGCAGCTCATCAAGGCTCAGGTTCGAGCATCGCTTCAAAAATTTCCGGCTCTTCTTCCAGTCGCCCTTCTGGCGAAAGACAATTACTTTTGGCATCTTACCCTCTCGTCTTCAGCCGGGCCTTTCTCTGCTCGTTCAGCATCCGCTGCTGGGCCATCCGGTCGCCCTTGCTCATCTTCTTCGCCGGTGTCTGGCTCTCCTGGCAGACCCGGATCAGGGTCAATAATCGGTTCAGATGCCACTTCTCGCACTCTTTCGGAATGCCAAATCTGAACATCTGGCAGTACAGCACCTCGGCCGTGGTCTCAGTCCCGCTTTTCCGGGGCGGTCGTTTGGGCCGGGGCTTTCCTGCGGTCTTTCGTTCGTTTGGTCTCGGCTCCCCGCTGAACCATGTTGCGGTCATGGGAGCCTCCATATATTCGTTAATGGAACGGTACTGTTCCCGGGTCAGTCTGGCGTACACTTCGGGGTCTACCCCCTTGGTCATCGTCATGCAGCGGATGTAGTCAAGCCACTGCTCCACGGTCAGCTTGTCCAGATTGCTCAGAAACGGGATGTTCCAGTTGCTTTCCCAATGAGCCAGGGAGAGCAGTGAATGTTCCAGCTTCAGGATCACGGCAGGCGTGTAGACAAATTCCTCTGTCTTTTCGTTCCACCGTTGTTGTCCCGGTATCGTAAGCGTCATCATTTGCTTTCTCTCCCTGGTATGTGTTCATTGAGGTGCCCTTCTCAGAGCACGCTCCATTTTGAATACTCTTCTAAGCAGAGCTCGCCTCTTTGGGGAGCTCCGCGACGCGCCGCCCTTTGGCGGACGGAGCGGTAAGAGGGGCATGTTACTGCTCCTCAGTGCCCTTCACGGGGGCTTCCAGCACCTTCAGGCCGGGCTGTGCGTTCGCAGGGGCGGCCTTCTTGGTCTCCTCCTTCATGTCCTCCGGCAGGATGCCCTCAAAAAATGCGGCCGCGGCCTCGCCATTGGAGGCCAGCTTGTAGTACAGGTCGCTGTAGGCCTGGGTGGACATAAAGTCCGCCAGCACCGCATCGTTCTTGATGAACTTCCGGCCGTCCGGGCTCAGCACACCGTAGCTCTTGCAGATGATCTGCTTGAACAGCTTGGCAAGCTCCAGCTGGCTCTGAGCGGCAGTGATGCGGTTGATCATCTGCACAAGGCCGCCCTCGGTGGTCAGCTCCATCTCCATGATCTCGGCACGGGTCAGATTGAAGTAATAATCTTCCGTACGCTCAGTACCGCCAAAGTCCACGGTGGTCATCGTCTTTTTCAGCATTTTTCTTCTCCTTTATTGTGTTCATTGATTCTTGGCTTCTTACACCTGGCCCTCGCTGTCGGTGATCAGCTTGATCAGCTCGTCGGGGGAAGGCAGGGTTGCCTCGGCGTTCTCGGTGCCCCAGAGCTTGTCCTGAATGGCCTTCACGGTGGCAGGCTTCAGCTTGGAGCAGTCGATCTCCATGTGGCTGGTGGGGCGGTGGCCGGTCACGCTCACGGGGGAGGTGGTGCACTCCCAGCTGAAGGTGATGGCATCAGGGTTGTCGTTGATGGTGGCGTAGCTCTTCTCGCTGGGAGAAGCGGTGCTGTTCCATGCAATGTGGATCTTCTGGCCCACCTCGTCGTCAACGTCGTTGCCCACGGTGGTCACCCAGCTGAAGCCAAAGCCCTGGCGCTTCTGCTGGCCGATGGAAACGCCCGTTGCAACCTGTGCGGAACCGTCGCAGGGCTCCCACTCGGTGGGGTAGGTGTAGGCTTCGATGGTGTAGCCGTACTCCTCGGCAGAGCGCAGAGAAGCATACTTGATGTCGTCGGCATAGAGCTTGGTCTCCTCAGCGCCGGAGGGGCTCTCGGTCACGGCGGTCAGGCCATTCCAGGCCACGCCCTTGTCGTAAGCGCCGGTGTTGTTCATGGGATACAGGACACCCATCTTGGTGCCCATCTCATAAAACTTTTCACCGACAGCGTCCCAAATCAGTCTGGACATATAGTTCCTCCTTAGATGTAGATGGTAAAAACGGTGTGGTATAATCCGTCCGAAACAAAAGAGCGGTCATAGGTGCATTTTGGCAACACACTTACGGCCGCTTTGATCTTGCTGTCAGGGTCCTTGTCCATCACGGTCACCGTGTAGAACGGATGCTGGATGTACACCCTGTCGTTTGCATGATTGTTTCGGATTCTGGTTTCGCTGTACACGATGCAGGGATACTGGAGCTGGAATCCCGCTTTCGGCTGAAAATAGAGGTGGATCGACTTTCCGTTCTCCTTCAGCACTTCGCGCAGGAGCGTGTCAACCTTCAGCCGTGCTTCCATTCCAGAGCCCTCCCAAAGTCAGGATCAGACGCGGGTATTGCACCTTCACGCCGGTCACCTGCCATTTCTGTCCCATGAACACCGCATACCGGAGATCGTAGAGATGGTCGTTCGCAAACGGGTCAGCCAGAATGCTCAACTGGTTTCCAACCGTGATGTCGGGGTTCACCTTGTCCCCCATCTGCATCTGCCGTCCAAACTCCAGCACGTCCCCGTAATAGGTGCGTTCCGTCATCTTCTCGGTAAATACGCTGGGGGCGGTCTCCTCCACCTCATCTGCAAATCCAAGCTTCCCGCAGTATCTCATCTCTTCTCACTCCATTTTGATTTGTTGTGGCTAACCTTGGAACCTGAAAAGATCAGGCCTCGTCCGCAGCCATGGTGCAGGTGGTGGGGGTGGTGCCGTCGGTCACAACCACACCGGCAGCCATCAGGGCCACAGGCAGGTAGGTCTTGTCGGCAGCCATCACGATCAGACGGCCCAGCTTAAAGGCCTTCTCCACGTCAGCCTTCTTGGCCTGAACCTTGTGGGCCTCGTCCTCGTACAGCTTCTTGTCGGTGTGCAGGTAGGCAACGTAGTTTGCCACGTGCAGGTCATAACCGGTCTCGTAGATGGTGTTCAGCATAGTTCTATCCTTTCTCTTTAAGCAGCCCACTCAACAGCCATGGCGCTGAACGGGGTGGTCAGAGCGCCGGAGCAGCGGGTCTCGATCAGGTACTTCTGGGCGTTGAAGTCAATGTCGAAGTCGTCGAACATGGAAACAGCGCCGCCCTTGTCTGCGCCCACGGTGTAGTCAGCCAGGTTCACGATCAGGCAAACCAGGTCACCGCCCTTGGCACCCTTGCGGCCCTCCATCTCGGGGATGGTCACAATGTTCTTCACACGCAGCTTGCGGGCCAGAGCAGCCTCGTCAGCATACAGCGGGTGGCCGATGCCGTCCTCCAGCAGGAGCATCTCGGTCAGAGCGTCCTCGGTGGTGAACAGGGTGGGGGTGCCGGAGCCGCGGTACTCCTTGCGGCTGCGCAGGATCTGCTTGATCAGGGCCTTGTACTTGTCCTCCACGGTGGTCAGGCCGGTGGTCTTGCACTGGACCTTGATGGTAAACAGGTCGCTGTCGTTGAACACAGGGCGGATGCAGTTCTCATCGATCTTGTCCTCAGAAGCAGCCAGACGGCCGTCGCCCAGCAGGTAAGCCAGAGCCAGCTCACGGTTCAGCTTCAGGCGCATCTCCTGCTTCAGCCATGCCACAACGTCAAAGCTGGTAATGTCGATCACGTCGTCACGGTCCAGCTTCTGCTTCTTGTACACGGTGGTGGGGCTGGTAGAGCGGCGCAGCAGGCCAAAGACCTCTTCCTTCTTGAAGTTGCCCTTGAAGTAACCCTTGGCGCGGGCATCCTCCTCGGTCAGGTCAGCAAACATGCTCTTGAACCGGCTGAAGGGAATGTGGTGCACAGCGCCCATGACCACGCTCACCCAGTCGTCGGGCTTGTCGATGATGCAGGGCGTGGTGTCCAGCAGGTGATCCTCAGGGAACAGCCAGTCGATGTTGTCGATGCTGTGGGCCAGCTCGTCACTGTCCATGCCGGCATCCTCAAAGGCAGCCTTCATGGTGCCATGGCTCTTTGCGGTCTTGACCACGTTGTTGATCTCTTCGATGCTGTGCTTCAGCACGGTTGCGTTGGTATCCTTGTCGAAAATATTCTGCTTCACGGTATCGTCCTCCTCACCGTCATCGTCCTTTTTACTGGCCGTAACAGAGCCAATGATCGCGTATACGACATTTTTCTGCTTCTCCGTCAGAGTGTTGAACACATCCTCAACGGTCTCTTCTTTGTTCATGTTCTTTTCGTCCGCCATTTTGGCTTCCTCCTGTGTTGCTTCATCGTCGGTCACGGCATCGCCGCTGTCCGTACTGTGTGTAAGGTCTTCCAGCGGGTTGCCCTCGGGGTCCATGCCGTGGGTCAGGCTCAGGCCGTCCTCGTTGTAGATAAAGGCCTCGCCGCCCTCGTAGTCCTCATCGGCGCTGTGCTTCACCACCTCGTCGATCAGGGCACCCGGGTTGCATCCGGCCAGCACCAGGCTCACTTCCCGGATAAAGCCGTGCTTCACGGTGCTGCCCACCTTCTTCAGGCCGTTGGCAAAAATGGAAAAGGCGCTCAGGTCGCCGCTCTCCACGCACTTTCTCGCGGTCTTGCCGGTGTCGGTGTCGTTGAATTTGGCATAGCAGTACACGCCGCCGGGCCGGTTCTCCAGCAGGCAGTGGCCGATCACGTTGTCCACGTTGGAGTGGTCGTGGTTGTACACCATGGGCACAACCTTGCCGCTGCACTCCTTAAAGGCATCCTGCGCGATCACCAGCCCGTCATAGCACCGGACGTTCGCTTTCGTCGCCCAGCCGCTGCAATCGTAGTCAAAATTAACCATTTTGATTTGCAATACTCCTCTCTACGGCATCCCGCCCTGCCGTGATTGTTTTGTTCTGCGCCGCAATTTCCTCACTGCTCTGGCTGATGTTTGCATTCCGCAGTTCATCCGCCTTGGGGTCCTTGCTGGGTTTCATGCCAATGGCCTGCCGGAACTCGTTGGAGGTCATGATCTCGTTGCGGGTAAACTTGTCGGCCATTTCGGCAACGGCGGAAACAGGGGTCAGCTTGAACGGGTCACGGAAGTACATCACGGATTCCCGGTTCGCCCGGTCGTCCTCGGTCAGGAACTTTCGCCGGATCTCGTCCACGGCAGCCGCCACAATGGGTTCGATGGTGCGGTTCTCGTAGTTGGTCATCACAGCATCGGAAGCAGTACCATTCATGATCTCCGGGGTGATACCCAACTGGCTGTATGCCATGTTGGTCAGGTATTCCACGGTCTTCAGAAGGTTGTTTTCGAGGCTGCGGTTCAGCTGCGTGATATGCTCCGTGCCATCGGTGTAGGCAATGCCGTATTTGGAACCGGCGAGCTGCTGTTCGATCTGTGCCCGCCGTTCTTCGGCCTGTTTCTTCCGGGTCTCGCCCTTCACAACGTAGGGCAGCTGGATGATCAGGTCGAGCTTGCCGCTGCCAACCTGCTCGTCGATCACGTCCATCAGGTTCAGCTTCCGGATCAGGCGCTGCACCGTACCGTTGGGCTCATTCATCACGGCATAGAACGGGTTCTCCACCAGGGCCACCTGTGTCTTCGGTAGGGTGATCTCCTCTTTCCGTCCGATCCGGTCGTTGTACACTTCCAGCCGCACGTCGTCCGGGTACCATTCCAGCACCTTTCCCACCCGCATGGATTCGATCCGGGTCTTACCGGTCTTTCCGTCGTAGTCCACGTCAATTGGCACCAGCGCAATGCATCCCTCATCCAGCATGGAAAGGAACATGTCATATCGCAGTGCCCGGCCCGTCTGGTCCTTATTGCCGGAAAGGTTCAGGCAAGAATTAAGGCCCGAATCAACGGTTTCGTCGTAGCGTCCGTTTTCATCGAGCCTTACATGATTGATGGTAATTGCCGCAGCGTCCATTGCAATGCGGGTGTTGATGGCCGTCATGATCGTCCGGTCATTGCTTCGGTTCAGTCTTACCCGGTCGGGCCGGTAGCTGTATCCTTCGCCGCTTCTTCCGGGGGGATCACGGTTTAAAAACGCATTCCAGGCGTGTCTCAGTCTGGAGCCAAAGGTTTGTGATGTCATTTTGATTCCCTCCGGCTTACACTTCTGTGTATTGAGCGTACATACGGCCTCTCGTTTCGTTCTTATACGCTTTTTCCGCCGCCATATTTGTGAGCGCCCTTGCTACGGCATGTTTGGCCGCATTTTTAGCAGCCGAACTAACTTTACCTCCAGTCAGATAGTCATAGACATATACGCTTGCTACCGCCCTTGAAACAGCCTTTCCTCGTGCAATTCGCTTCTTTTCTCTCTCCACAGCGGTCTTTTTATCCATTCCCTTGGAATAATCCTTTTCGATTCGGTTTGCGCCTTTAACGCCATAGTCCATTCGATACATTGTTTTTTGGTAACTTGTAAGCTTACGATCAGGGTCGCCATATTTTTTCTTTCCCGCCGCAGTTAAAGTACCATCAGGGTTCTGGTAACGCCGTACACCCCACTTCATGCCCTTGATGCCATGATGATACAGCTCATCTTTATAAACTTGCATTTTTTCCTCCTTACGCACCATGTGCCTTCATCGTTGCGGTCAGTGCGTATCAAACAACAGCGTTCTTAAACGCCCCAGATTCAACAATACTCTTACCGAGCTTCATCGCGTTAGAACCATTATTATAAAGCGTTGTAACAGTCCCAAGCGCCGTGGCAGTTGCTCCGGCAATTTTAATGGCTTTCTGTAGCTTGCTTGGAGAAGCAGTAAGCCGTTTATACTGTTGCTCTTTCTGCAATCGATTGATTCGAGCATTCAGTTCACTGTCACTCATTTCACGGACACTTTTCTTTGTATGTGCTCGTGTATAGTCCTCGTGATCTTGACTATAGTGTTTCTTTCCTTCAGAAGTAAGCGTACCATCCTTGTTCTGGTATCGTCGCACGCCCCATTTCATGCCCTTGATGCCCCAATGATAAAGTTCATCTCTGTATACCATAATGTTCACCTCCTCACAAACAAAAAAACGCACCAGCAATTAAGCTGATGCGTTCAGATGTACCGTATTACGGAATGATGTCTAAAATAGATTCGCACATCGTTCCTATCTCGTTTGGAAAGTAATTGTCATCCAGCCCCCGATATTCCAGTTCATCGCCGACTCGTTCTTCGATTTCGGCCCACTCATCGGAAAAATTATCGATTTTGGTATAATCGTAATCAAGCCCCAGACTTTTCAAAAAATCGATCTGTTTCTCGGTAAGCATCATGGATCACCTCTTAGTGTATTTTCGGATTACATCATACCCTGTTTTCCAGACAGTCGTGACACAGCCATTTTCGGGGTTTACGTTTACCGTAGCGTGCTGACCAATAAACCGTTGACTAGGCTGTCCCTTCTCATTATACCGCACCTTTATTGTATCAGAGTTTAGCGGCTTTTGCAACGCATCCAGCAATCCTTCCAGAGTCACCTGCCTGGTGGGGTCTTGGGTACGATCCAGTGCATGAATCGATAGACCTTTCACAAGGACACCATTTGAAGTATAAAACGGTTTTCTGAATTTCCGGGCAGCTCTCGCTTCGATTGAATATCGGTCATGTGCGAGTTGCTCTTTTGTCCGCCGGACTCCCCATTTCATACCTTTAATGCCATAGTGATAAAGCTCATCTGGATTTCTCCATCTCCAGATGTTGGTATATTCGTGCATTCTGCGTTCCTTTCACAAAATTTGTTGCAAACAGCTGCTTCCTGCGGTATGATAGACTTACAAAATATGAGGAGGCTTCCTGCTATGGCCAACTACGAACTGTTTCCCACTCAGAATCTGAACTGCGAAGTGACAACCAGCGATGTTTCTTTTGATTTGGGCGATACATCCCGCTTTCGGAAGATTGATTTTCCGGAGCAGGCTGGCATTACAGCAAACACCCTTCTACAGCTGGTTCCTGCGCAGCTTGCGGCTGACACGGCATCCAATCTGTATGTTATCCGTTTTCCGAAGGGCATTCAGGGGACTTTAATGAACCTCCATCAGGGCGGTCAGTCCACCACAATGATAGACGCAGCAGGCAGTTTTGCCGGAAGTGCATCTCTGTATAAGGTCAATCCCGCAGCAGTTGCCGCCTTCCAGATGTTCAGTGTAGCATCTTTTGCAACCGGCCAGTATTTTCTTGCAGATATCAGCTCCAAGCTGACAGAGGTCAACCGGAAGCTGGACGACCTTCTGGCATTCCTTCAGGCATCCAAGCGTACTGAGCTGCTGTCGGAGCTTACCTTCGTAAAATATGCGCTCGCAAATTACGCAACTATCATGCTCAGTGAACCGCAGCGCATAGCTACGATTGGGAATCTTCAGCGAGCAAAAATCAAAGCGGTTGCGGACATAGAATTTTACACAGAGCAGCTGGAGAGTTCTGCTGCTGCAAAGTCCAACGAAAATCAAGCAAAAACTGTATTGCAGAACAAACAAGGAATTGATCTCGCCTCGCAGCTTTACGCCATCAGCACGATCATGGAAGCGTATTATTCGCAAAACTGGAACCAATCCTATCTTGCAAATATCAGCGCGGATGCAAAGCCTCTGTTTGCACTGACGCAGAACCGCATGATCAGTGCCATAACAAAATTCTCCGACAGGATCAGCAAGGACCTTGAAAGTAAGAAAAAGGGCCTGCTGAAAGGCGATGTATCACAGAGCGAACATAAAGTTCTGAAACTGTACGACACTCTGAATTCGCAATCGGAGACTCCGCTTCTTGCGTTTATTGAAGAAGCACTGGACAAGCCCTCCGAGCCATCTGAACTCTACCTCCGTTCTGACGGAAGTGTTTATCAAAAGATCTAAAAACAAGAAACCGCCAGTGTACTACATTCCGTTCCGTAATACGCTGGCGGTTCCGTTTTATTCAAACGCATCCCGGTTCTGTTTCCACGCCACGTAAGCGTCCATCATGGCAGCCACGGCATCGATCTTCTGATCCTGCCGCTGCTTGTAGAGCTTCCGGTTGCCATTGGTGTCCACCAGCGTAATGCAGTTGCCCATGGCGAATTGCATCAGCTGTTCGTCAAACAGCAGCTTCCGCTGTTCGCTCAGCTTTTTCAGCTCACCCAGCGGCACGCTTTCGGTCTTTGCGCCCTGGATCACTTTCACAACGCCAAAGGTGCTGTTTTCATCACCCCAGCGCTTCACGAACTCCTGTGCGTTGTAGGGGTCGTAGCCAAAGGCCCGCACGTCGTACTCGTTCTCCATAATAAAGTTGTCCAGGTCATCGTATACCTGCATCATGTCCAGGACAGTGCCGTCAAACACGAACAGGGTCCCTTCCCGCATGAACTCCTCATACTGCTGTCGTCTCGAAGCCGGAAGCTGGCTGAGGGTGTAGGATGTGATGTAGTCCCTCGTCTTGACCCCGAAATATCCGTTGGACAGCGGAAACAGGAAGGTAAAGGCGCAGAAGTCGTCGCCCATGGAAAGGTCCGCGCCCATGGCACAAGGCATCTGCCAGAAGCTTCTCTTCCTGTGGCACAGGGTCTCTTCGTAAGGGAAGAAATAGGTGTAGCCCTCCATGGGCAGGTTGAAGCGCTTGGCCAGAATATCGTTCCGGGCGCTGGGGGATTTCTCCGCACGCTCCACGTCCAACTGGTAGGTCTCGTAGCTCACGGTCTTGCCCAGGTTCGGGTTGGCCTTCAGCCACATCTCCGGCTGGCCTACTTCCTCAATGGAGTCCAGCTTGTAGTACCAGATGGACACATGGGGGTTGACGTACTCCCCTTTCAGGATGCTCATCAACTCCATTTTGATGTCGTCGCCGCAGCCGTTGCGCACCGTGCCCTCGGAGGAAGCAGCCACGATGAGATAATTCTCGTTCTTGGCTGCGCCCTGTTCAATGGCACCAATGGGGTCTTCCCGGATGTCGCAGGAGAGCCACTCGTCCACGGTCGCCACAGTGTCGCGCCGCCCTTGCAGCTTCTCAATGGTCATCGGGCGCACTTCCAGCAGGCTGTTGGTCAAAAAGTTCTCGATGCCCTTCTTGGTGGAAGCCATCTTCACCCGGTCTGCCTTGGAGCCGGTGGTGTTTTGTAGGCTGCCCTCGGTCATAAACTGGAACACCGGCCCCTTTGCCCGCGCCAATGCGGTGCGGAAAGGTGCCAGCACCTCTTCGGCCTGTTTCATGGTCGGGGCGGTGGTCAGCTGCTGGGTCGTGGTGGTGTATGCCGTCAGAAAGTACGCCTGCAAAAACTCCAGATACATGGTCTTCGCGGCCGATCGAGTAATGATGAGGTACTGCTTTGTCACCAGCCGCTTTTTTAGCCGCCGGGTCTCGTAGTGCCCGCCGCCTCCGCGCTCGTTCGGCACAAAGACGCTTCGTTCTACAAAGTAGTACCATCCAAAGATCTCTTCAGCCCATAACTTGAAACTGTCCAGCAGCTTCACGTCGGTGCCGTCGGTCAGGGTCAGCTCATCCTCGCAAAAAGAGATAAAGCCGTTCACTGCCTTGTCGTCATAGTAGATGCCCGGGTTGGCGATCAGGTCGTCGATCCGCTCCATCTCCATGGCAATTTCCCGGCATACGGGTATTTCGCCACGCATCACGGCCTCCCGAAAACGGCCGTAGTAGATCGGCGTGGCCGTGTTCGATAATGCCATTTTGGTTCCTCGTCTTGCTCCGTTTTACTCGTTCAGGCTTTGGGCCGGTAAAAGGGCTTGCCCAGGGTGTAAAAGCATCGGATATCATCCGGGCATTCACAGGTTCCCTGTCTGATGCATCCGTTGCAGATATCCTGCGTTGCCCGCCCAAACCAGTCTTTCTTCTCCGGTGTTTCCATCCAGTGCTCCACCCATCGTGCTGCTACTGTCCGTCCCATGTGTTGTCGTGCTCCACGTTCAGCCGCCATTCCATCTCGGAGGCGGTATTCTTCAGTGCTTCCATTGTGGTGCTGCTCTGGGGTGGGTCAAAGCCCAGCAGCCGTACCTTCACGGCCACGTAAGCCTTCACGGCTTCCACCTTCACCGGGTCGGCAACAAACTCTGTCCATTCGTTTTCTTTCCCGGAAATGGCGTACCCCTCGCCGGGCCCTACGCCCATCTGCACCAGTGCAAACAGCGCCATGTTGATGTACATGATGATGTCCGTATCAAAGTCGGTGCACTCCTCGGCAATGCCCAGCAGTTTCTTCACGCTCGTCAGGATCGAATTCATTTTGATTCCTCCTCGGCATCGCTGTCGTCGCCCATAATGTAACTCATCATGGCGTAGTACCAGTCCTTCTGAGCCCTCGCCAGTAGTTCCAGTTCGGCCAGATGGTGGGGCGCGCCGTCCTTGCCCATGGCCGCTTCTTTCTGTGCAGCAGCTTCAACAATATCGGTCAGCTTCTGGTGATCAATGGTGTCAAGCCCGGATTTCAGAGCACTGTGGTTCTCCACGCTGTCCGGGGTGATCTTCATCCCATCAAACGTAATATCCCTGGCCCGTACTGCCCGCACCTGCTGCCCATCCACATTTGTCGCCAGAGCATCGTCAAAGTCAAAGCCCTTATTCCGCGGCGCAACCGTATAGCCCTGCTGGAGTCCGGCTTCCGCAATGCCCACGTTCGCCCAGAGCAGTGCTTCGTCCAGCTTGGTCAGCGCCAGGCTTCTCGCGCGGCTCGGTGCAAGGTGCTGGAGCATCGCCTCCGCCTCTTCCAGCTTCCGCCGCAGCCCCATGGCGTAGTCCTGCTCTCTCCGGTTAAATGCTTTTTTCTGGTACATACTCATTTCCTCCATGGGCAGGTGTCGCCCGGTCTTCTTTCTCCGTCCGGCAGCTTCGGGCCCTTTCCCGTTCCGTAATGGATCGCCTTGTGCGTTGCCGCCGAAACACAAATGGCGTTCTCCGGATCAAGCAGCTTTTCACACTTGTCAGGATGCTTTCCATCTTGATTTTTCCTTATTTATACTGATACTTAACCCATGGATCATCAGGGAGTACCGACGATTCGTCCAACTTAAATCCGGATTTCTCGGCAATTTTTATAGATCCAGCATTATCTTTTCTGGCCCACCAGACAATTTGGTCGTATTCGTCTTTATGTGCGTCCAGCCATTTCATGCCTTTTTCGGCTACTTTTGAGCAATAGCCCTTGTTCCGATACTTACTTCCAGCTCTCGTTCCAATAGAGACCGCTACTCCTTTTTCATCGCCAATGATGTCAAAAAAAGAAATAGGCACATCCCCTGATTTTTCAACAAAGCGTTTTACGTATGCATACCCATCCTCGGCTCTTTCCTGATAAACATCCCCATCAAGGTTGAGGAGTTCTTTGTCTTTTCGCGACATTGTTTTTACAATTTCGTTTACAGCATCCATGTTTTTGTTTACATCCATGGCACGCTTCCGCGCTTTCCCCGCACTCGTCAATGTTCCATCCGGGTTCTGGAACCGGCGCACGCCCCACTTTTGGCCCTTGATGCCATGGTGATAAATATAAGCGCTCATTTTTATTTCCTCCATGGGCAGGTGTCGCCCGGCTTCCGTTCACCATCCAGCATATTCTTATTTTGACCGGTGCCGTAATGGATTGCCTTGTGCGTTGCCGCCGAAACACAAATAGCGTTCTCCGGGTCAAGCAACTTTTCACTGTGCTGGAGAACGTCATCTTTTGTTATGGGGTTTATGTGGTGGATCGAGATCCTCGGTCGGATCGGCTTTCCGTCCCGCAGCACCCAGTCTGTGATCGGATGGTCTTTGCACCCCAGGTCACAGCCAATGTCCCGGGCAATGATCCTGTCTCGGAACTGCCGCCACTCTCTCGATTGGTAGAAGTCCTGGTTCAGCCATCGGTCAAACCCAAAGGTATCTCTCCCCACTTCCCCGTGCAGCTGTAAATACTCCAGCCTCTCCTCGTATGTCGGCAGGGTGCAAAGCTCCGTGTAGCTTTTCATAAGTGCTTTCATCACTCTTATCATTTACGATAACCGCTAAGCCGTCTTTTAACGGCTCGCCTGACTGATACACGAGAAGATGCAACAATCTCTCCAATTCTTCTCGTGTCATATCGATCACCTTTTCACCAAATAATACTAATACCCACGACGACAAGCATAGTTGCTGCCACGACCAGCAGGTATGATATATAATGGTAGATATCGTCCTCGATGTATCCGGAATCTGTCATAAAAACAGCAAACATCCCAATCAGATTAAGGATCGCACCCGCTATAACCAGGTACCGCCCGTCCAACACAATTGTAATCATGCGCAGATCCTTCAAATATACCCACATGCCGCCATAAGCTCGCCAAACAGCAAAAAGCCGACCGTAGCGTATGTCATTGCTGTAAGGATCGCATCAAATCGACGGCTCACCCCGATATAATCGACACCAATAAAGATCTCAATGATCAGCAGTGGAATCGCAGCGATGATCATGATCTTAAATACCTCAGCACTCATACTCGTCATCCTCTCCCAGGCCGTTGTATTTCTTCATGGCAGCAATGACCTTCCCGTACATCTCCTCATAGCGCTTTGCATTCTGTAGTGTCTCGGTCTTTGCCCGCAGCAGTTTGTTTTCCTCTTCCAGCTTTGTTTTCTCCAACTCGTTCTTAGAGGTCGCCAGCTTCAGAAAATGGGTCGTCTCAGCGCTGGATGCCGTACCTTCCAGCAGTCGTTTCTCAACCAGCTTCATCGCCAGGTTGATCATATAGTTTTCTTGTGCTTCCGGGGTGCTTGCAGGCCGCGAAGTTGCAGCCGACATTTCACCCGGAGCAGACTTCTTAGGTTTCATTGCAATAACCTCGTTTCACATTCCTATTTTGCTTTTGCAAGGGTTCATGGGAGTCGCAGTAGTACCAGTTAAGCCTGTCTCATTTGAAAGGAGAAGAAAAAGCAGATCATGCCCAATGGAGGTTGAACATCGTGAAACCAAATATATAGGAGGATACTACTCCCATGAGCCCTTGCAAAAACTGCCGAAGCCCTGGTCTACTCCCCAGAGCCTCGGCAATTGTCTCTATGTGACCCTGCTCGATAAGGATACTATTTTCCCTTATATAGGTCACTTCTTCTTAAAGCCCAAATATCAATTTTCCCTCCGGGGAAATATCAAAGACCGGCGCGATTTGAGAGGGGGTGTCGATTTTGAGACCCCCTCCCTATGGTTTACGCGGTTTGGCCGAGCGTGACCTCGTCAGGCACGGCGACCTTGAGCTTCTTGTAGATGTTTATCGGGTCAGCAGCAACGATCTTGTCGATTGCCTTCTCAATTTCATAGGCATTTTCGTTGTCCGTGAACTGAGAGGAGGTTTCGGCGATCCTCATAAGCAAACCGGAAGAGTTGTAGCCGTGCTCGATATCATACTGATACCACTTCTCGAACTCATCGTACGGACTGTACGGGTTATCAAAGGTGGTGAGAAAGCATCGAACCATTATTCAAAGCCTCTTTCTTAATTGATTGTTATTTGTTGAGCGCGCTGTAAACCGTGGACTCCGGAACACCGCAGGCCTTGGCAATTTCAGCATAAGAATAACCGCTTCTCAGCATTGCGTTTGCTTTGGACATCTTTGCAGAAGTCATAACAGTAACATTTTTCGGCATTGCACGTTTTACAATTTCGTCAGAATCAGACGAATTAAGGAATTTCGTCAACATATTGTCGGAAATTGCGCCAGCCTGAACAGCTTCCCACTCTCTGTCCGTGAAGGTAACCTTTGACTTGCGTCCGCTTGCACCAACAGAATCGCGAGCACGCTGCATCTCGACAGAGGAGATCTTCTTGATTACCTTCTTATCTTCCGAAATGTTGGGATCAAGCCCCTGTTCCTGAATCTTCGCCTTAATATTCGCGTTCGCAATCAGCATTGCTTTGCGCTCTTTAGGCTTGTTAGCGATCATGTTGTTATACTTCTCTTTCAGAGAAGCAACCTCAGGCGCATAGGTCTTGGCGGCAGAAGGACTGTATTCAAGTCCCTTCATATTTACCGCCTCTTTGCGCGCTTGGTTGGCCATGGCCTTCAGCTTGTTGGAGAAGTCCGCATACAGGTTCTCTTGGATGGTGCCAGAAGATAGCGTACGTGCATCCTTTGTTTCGGAGATCAGACTGACTGTGTCCTCGGCCTTACGTTCCTTACCCGTCTTAGGGTCAATGAAGGTACGTCCACTTTCTTTGTAGATGTATTCACCAGTTTCCTTATCGACTCGAATGCTACCACGGCGCTCAGGTACACGAACTGTCTGCTTACGGCGAGACAGGAGTGTGGACGCGCCGCCATAGTGCGTAGCGCCTTCCTCGTCCACACGAATCTGCCACTTCTGCTTCAGCTCGGGGATACCATTTTCACGCTCAGAGCGCTTGTAGTCCAGCTTATGTTTTTCTGCATCGATAACGACCATGGAGTGCTTAACCGCACGTGCAAGCTCGTCCTCATCGGCACCTCGCAACGTCATATCGGTGATGAGGTTGGAGATCACGCCCATTTCGCGCTGCTTTTCCTCTTTCTTCATCAGCCTGACATTGTTCGGATTACCCTCAGGAACTGCATAAGCTGTCTTGGGGTCAAATCCTTCCAGTGCTTTCAGCGCACGGGTGGACTTGATGTTGACCTTGTCGGTAACAGGGATTGCCATAACCGTGTCGCCATCGAAGTCTGCACCCGAAAGCCGCTCTGCAACCTTCGCATTGATGCCGATTGCATCCTGAATTGCACCGAGATTCCGCTTGCCGCTGACATTCTTGTTGTTGACAGTCACGATGGGAATCTCAAAGGTACCTGCATGGGGATAACGGATCAGTGCAAGCCTGGTGCCATTCTCATAGGTGGGGCAATAAGCCTCTGTCTCCTTGATCTTATTGATCGGCAGGATAACCTTCGTGGACTGGCCCGGGAAAGCAGATGCCTTCAGGGTCATGGATGTTCCTTCAACCGTATCAGCAAAATCATTGAGCAGTTTCTTCTTGACCGTAGGATTATCGTACCGCATGATTTCATCATATTGGGCTTTATAATCCGCAACAGTAAGGTTAAGCTGGTTCTCGATCAGCTTCTTGGGCTGCTTGGAAAGGAACTGAGAAGAGACATTCCGAGACATCGTGTCCCAGTCGCCCTCCTCCTTCAGCTTGTTGATCGGTGAGAGGTGCTCTTTGCCGTCATCACCGATATACATACTCTGGCCGTTGGCCTTGATAGCTGCGCCAAACGGATTGTCAGGATCTGCTTTGGCTTCTTTAAGGACCTTCATCTTGGGCGTGCCAGAAGGCTTATTGGTGTTGAACATAACGTCCACGCCATCCGGCAGATCGTCAGAATAGACTGCCATGCCCTTCAGATAATGGTCGCCGTCAACAAGAATGCGAACCTGCGCATAATGGCTCTTGCCGAGATCAAGGTCAGGAACCCCACGGCGAATCTCCATAACGCCGTCTTTATCCAGGCCGCCTTCGTCGCCGTAACGAATCGCAACACGACTGGAGTCCAGACTGGAGGGGCGCTGAAGCTTCGTAAAAGTGTCGCCGCCATCATCTGTATGATAATCGCCAAGTGAATCGATCTGTTCCTGATGATTGTAGGCATACTTCTGATCGAACTCTGGTTTCGCAAGCACCATGATATTGGTCTGCTGGCGATTGTTTGTCGGTTGCTTAATGCCTACGCCATAACGCTTATAACCGTATTCGGCCTCTAACGTATATACTGCATCCTGAAGTTCAGTATCAGTTACGCCCAACGCAAAGTTTGCGCCCTCCGAAACATCGATCATTCCCTTTTTATCGACTTCTTTTTTCAGAGTTTCGGCGATATTTTTTGCACGCTGCGCTTTTTTGTCTGCATTTCCAGCATATTTGGATCGAACACTTGATTCGCTCATGCCAAGTTGGTTGGCAATTTCAGTCCAGCCAAGGTGATCTTCGTCTTTCAGCTTATGGATCTGCTCGTATTCTGAGGTTTTCCGCTCATGAATGGCAGTTCGCTTTGCCACACGGAACTCAGACAGGCTCATCTGATACTCTTTCGGAAGAGAGTCGTTAATGCTCTCCAGAATATCTTTCTCAGACAAACCCTTCTTCTTCAGAACATCAATGCGAGACAGGAAATCGCCGGAATGCTGATACGGATTGTCGCCAGAACCCCAAGGATAGCGACCAGAATGCCGCTTGGTGCCGTAGTGTTCCAGGATATTGCTTTCGGAAGTGATGCCAAAATAAGAACGGAGGTCTTTTTCAATCGGATTCATGCTGCCACTCCTAACAAAATATCGGTGATGATCGGGTCGAACTCTTTGATTTTAGCGATGATGGGGTTGATTTCCTCTTCAGTAGGATTCTCAACCCAAACTTCATCGTTCTGGTAGATGCGGAGCTCCATCCGAATATCTTTCGGGTGGTATCCGTACTCCAGGCAGAACAGAGCGGCATAAATATAGAGCTGCTCCATATGCGCAGGAACAGCTCCGGTTTTTAAGTCGTGGATACGAAGGAACCCATCGTTGAACGAAATGGCATCCGCAGTTCCATAGCAGTTGTCACTGTAATACAGCACCTGCTCGGTATCCATGCGGAAACCAATGGCATCGTTCACGTAGGTATTAAGGGTTTTCTTGTTCTTCGGCAGTTTTTGCTTCAGATCAATGCACTCTGCTGCGAATGCATGCAGCCGTGTTCCCCGTTCCTTCGCCTGGTAATTAAGAACTGCATTGGTCAATCTATCTGCGTCATAGTTCAACCAATGGTAGTTACTTGCTCCGAGGAGGGCATGTTTCCCCGTGAGCCTCGAATGATCTCGCCAGTTCATTAAGAACTTCCTCCTTGTTTTCGGGATAGATAAAGGCCGCAAAACTCATCCCGTCCATCTGCTGAACGTAATAGTCCTGATTTGGACGATGAGATGCACTCGCTGACTTCTTGCCCTCCAATGCGCCCCATGTTGTGCCGTAGAGAACCAAGAGATCGGGGATTCCCTGAATCTCGTTTGGGTCAAGATGGACAACCATGCAGCCGGGAAAGCATTCTTTCAGTTCCCTTATCAATCCTGTCTTGAATTTGTTTTCGAGCATGATACAACCTCCAAAATAAGAGGAATAGTGCATCCTGAGACGCATTCTATTCCCCCCATAAAAGGGGATGTTTTTCTCGCGTGAGTTTTTAGGAAAAAATGTGAATTTTTAGGAATTTTCAGAGAAAAAGAAAAAGCCCCTGCGTTTTTCGCGCAGAGGCATAAAATGCAAATATCAATCTAACCATTCCGACTCAGGCTCAAGATTATCATCTGGATAACTGGCTTCTTCTGTCGGCGATGAGAGGATATCAATATCTTGATTTTCAATCTCATTACCGCATTGATTGCATTTCCAGATGTCGCCGCAATGTGCAAGCATCTTGTGGCACTCCCAGCACCAATGCTCACCTGTATCCTGATCATAACCTGGAGTGTGAATCACTCGATACTCAAATGAGCCATCTGGGTGTTTCAGCCATAATACTGGAAGACCAAGTTCTAGTGTGGTATAAGTCCAAACCTCATCGCCATTCGGAAGAACATCTCGCCCTTCAAAAGAGCGGTCGTGTTCGCGCCATTTTCTTGCCAGCTCATCCATGTAGCTCATGGTATTCACCTCGTAGAATCAGAAGCGTTACGTTCGTACACTATGGTTCTATGATACACCCTTGGGCGCGCATTTACAAGTAAAAACTCGCTGTGGCCAAAAACCCGTTTTTTATTCTCTATTACTATATATATTTTTTCATTTTTTTAAGTAAGTTAAAGAAAAAAGTGGGTTTTTGGCCAAACAGCATATTTTTAACGTATTTACGTTAAATTTTTTGGCCATTTTTATAAAAATTTTTGGCCACAAAGTGGGTTTTTGGCCACAAAAATGTCACTTTTTTGACGTTTTCTCGAAAATTCCCAAAAATTGCGAAAAATAAAATGGGCAGAAGTGGGCACTCAGAAAAATCCTTTTGAGCCTAGAAAGCAAATAATCATAAAAATTGCAAATCCAACAGCTCCAATAATTACGGCTTTATTCTCTTCCTTTGACTGGTCTTTCCTCTTCCGTTCCTCAAACTCCATCTTCTTAAGCTCAAGTTCTTTCGCATCCTTGGACTCCTGAATTCGTGCTTCATCAACAAACCGATGCGTCTCCTGATAGTCATCGAGCCGAATCTTCGTCCCACAGAACTCACAAAACATAAAGTCCCGGTTGCCATCTTTCACCGTAAGATCCGCACCACAGCCAGGGCATTTTACCGTCCGTGCCATAAAAGCACCTCCTATTCGTCATGTATCAAGGATATCATGTGCTCTGCCCATAGTCAAGTAAATCAGGGCGGCCTCACCAAAATAACATTTTTATCCATTTTCATACTTTAGTCCTCAATCTCAAACATCACATTCTCCGGCGAGATGATCGTATCGCACTTCTTACCTTTGAACCGAAACCTAACAAACTGGTTCGTCAAACCGGAAATTTTCTCAACCAGCCCGTATTCATCACTAAAATTAGCCACGATCTTAGCCCATACTCTCCCCTGCTTGGCCAGTTCGTTAAATTCACCCGCGGTCATTGCCCACACTCACCTCCGTCATCAAGCTTCTCCCCGCCGCATACAAGAATTTCTTCAGCGACAGCACCTTAATATCGTACGTACTCTTCAAATTCTCCAGCTCAACATTAACCCCACCAGAGCGATACTCAGCCATATCCAATGCATACCGCATCCGGTGATCCGCAACACCAGGGCTACAATTGAACTTATCTGCCAGTGATGCCTCGATATCCCGCATGGACATAAATCGGTGCGAGTTCAAGTCATCGACGACCATCTCCACAGCCTCGCCCATCAGTTCCCCACCAAAGGTCAGCATGGGAACCTTCAACTTAGCGAGAAAATCATACGTTCTTTGCTGCATTTCTTATCACCACATCCTTTCCCACTCAGGTTTTCATAATAGCATTTGCTGCATGAACCAGATATGTGGTACCGTCAATCGTGATTTGCAGCTGATCGCCTTCGTAGTCAGTCCAGTTGTCCACTTTGCCTTGAATAATAGTTCCATCGGGCAACTTAATCTGTGCCCAGGAATAGGTAAATGTCGTATCAAACACCCTATAGTTTCCACAACTGCATAACCCGATGCAGCCAACGAGCATCATCATACATGCAACGACGCAAATAATACGATTTTTCATAGTCAATCACCTCAACCAAATATCATGTAAATCAAAAGCAAGAACCATCCTGTATATCTGATGATTCTCTGTTTTTCTTCGCCGATGCTCTCAGCAAAAGACATTCCAATTGCGATAGCTTGTAAAATAATGCTTGCAAGCAGCACAATTCGCATCACTTCACCATGTTCCCCTTCCGCATCTGGTCATCCGCAGGCCAGAGTGTCTCGATATCGTCAAATACCACCGGGATTTTCTTCTGAAGCTCCATCAGCAGCGGACACATGAGCTCTCTCATCTGAGGATGGGCCGCCACAGGAGTACGCAGCTTGAAGATATTGCGCCATTCACGGTAGTTGGCTGTCACCACGATCTCGGTCTTCAGGCAGAGCGGCAGTACGCAGCGAGCCTGCTCGGGACGCATGCCGTTTGCGATCATCAGCTTGTAGTCCTTTTCGGCATAGGTCATAGCTTCCAAGAACGAGCTTTTGATCGTAACCTCGCTATCGTTCAGTTCGCAATACTGCTCACCACGGATATAGGACGGCCAGATGAACGTAAGCTCATTGCCAAACTTCTCCTTTGAGTAGTTGCAATACCGGGTGCTCTCCTGTGCAAACGAAGCAATGCGGTGCCGCACAAGCTCGTTCGCCACGCCACGGTCACAGGTAAACAGCACGCTCAACTGAGAATGCTCCAGCATAGCCTCATGGCCCTGCCTAACAAGAAACCCCACCAGCTTCTTAGCCGATGAGCCATCAGGAACAATCTTGTCCTCGCTCTTGTAACAGACCCTGGCCACCCGCTCGATCTGCTGGAGCTCCTTAATGCCTCCCTCAGAAATATCAGTGAGGATTTCGTACTTAGGTTCAACGATTTTCATTTCAAATAGTCCTTTCTATAGTTATTTCTCATAGATTGACGAATGGGCTTGCAAATATCATTCACCAATGTTGGGATGATGAATCCGAGATGGGCCATCTGTTTATGATCGCAGGTGTTCATCTTCGGACACTGTTGGCATTTCGGAGCAAGTATCGTAATTGCACCAAAATTGTCATTCATAATGCGCCCTCCTGTATCAATCTGCAAGTCCAGTCCCCACAGATATCACCCGAAGCATGTTTCTTTGCAAAAGCCATGCCTTTCTTGATAGCCTCCTGCTTATTTTCTGCCTTGACCATGAACCCCTGATGCCCGCCACCATTGTCCGTGCACTCAAACCAAAATGTGTACTGCTTCATGCAAAATCCTCCAAAATCGAGTTAAGCAGAATCTCCAGCACCCGGTTTATGCCCGCCACCACTCGATATGGCCACGGTTCTTTCGGTTCCACCCGGGCAGGGGTATCAGACTTTCTCAGCGCGCCATAAAGCCACCTGTCGAACTGCCCAAGTGAAATATCATTCTCCATACACCATTCACGGGCATCTGCGTAGCTAATGTCACCATTCATGCAAAGCTCGACCACATCACGCAACTTAGCGTTTGGCTTGATCAGGACATCTTTTTGAAGCTCGTAATCCTCAAAATACAAGTCCTCGCGTGACCCGTCAGACCTGTGAATAACTTGCGCAAAGACTTTGCCATCCGCATAAAGCGTCGTAATATCCTCATCAATGTCGATTCGAGGACAGTCGTACCTCCATATGGCCTCAACAACTTCTTCATAGTCAATCATATCGCACCTCACAGCAGAATCCGGAACAAAATGAACCAGATCACCTTCAGCGTAAACACAATAATGATCAGCCATGCGCAAATAACCAGCGTTGCCGCCAGAATATGACCAAGCATATGGCCGACCTTTTCCCAAAGGTTTGTTATCATACCGCACACCTCCTCGCCGCATCCAGACGACTCTCCGCAGCGTTCAGCTCGAAGATAGCAGCCGTAATAAATTCCGGATCGCAGTTCTCAAAGTGGTTTCGGGCAACCTCAAGATCCCTCATGGCATCTTTCAGCGTGTTGACTGTCGAAACCATCGGCTCTGTCCAGAGTATCTTTTTGACGAAATCAACGATTTTGCGCAGCATTTCTACACCTCCACATCTTCGTAACCTGACGAGCAGTGAGCCAGCCCTCAACATCATCATGGCCAAGTAGCTGCGCGCCAATCACCTCGATAAGCCCTTGCTCAGCTCCATAACTTCCGGTGAGGCTAAAAGTTCCATGAAAACAAATAGCATCCCACATACGCTGACCTTCCGAGTTATACACGACAATTTGCTCGTTGTAACCGCCGAAGTACTTCGGGTCATACGTATGCGAAACCTTCAACCGGAGAAGCAGAATATCCAGCTTCTGCATTTCGGTC